CTGATAGACCGGGTGAGCAGATTAACAAATTTTGCAAGTACTCAGATTTGATTTTAACTGTGATTAATTTTCCCCGTCCGGGAGGATTCACAATCACAGATATCAAGCAGAGGCTCCAAGTAGCAGCTGCTATGGAAAATCAAACTGATAACAAATTTGAACTTACTGCTGAAGATTTTGAATTAGTGAAAACATTAATTTCAGAATTCAAATGGGCTCAGGTAAATAAAGAGGTGGTTGAATTTAGTGATTATATCAATTCTCTTAAATAGTTTTTATGGATGCAGCAACCCTCACTTTTGGTATTAAAGACGTAGTAGCCATTGTGCTCGGTGTCATTACAATTCTTGGCTTTCTTTATGCATTAAAGAATTCCAATGAGAAAAACAAAGCACTGGCTGAACAGGCTCTCCTTGCTGTTGCTGACTTACAGAAGACTAGTGATGAAAAATTTTTACATGCTAAGAATTCTAAAAAAGCTAATATACAGTTTATCATGGATGAGATAGCCCAAGTAAAAACAGATGTAGAAAAGAAAGAGACCTCAATCTACAACAAGATCACAGAGATCAGGACTGAACAAAAAGAAGGTCATGATAAGTTGAGTGCTCAGATTACGACTATGAGTACACAACTCACGCTTATCAGTAATAACATGTCAGAGTTAACCGGTTATATCAAAGCCAAAAAAGAAGAAAAATGAACCACATCCAAACGGCAATAACTCAAATTGGTCAAGAGGAAGTTCCTCGTAATTCCAATTGGGGAACTGCAGACAAACCTGCAGTTATCAATTATTTGAAATCAGTAGGAATCACTTTTCCAGCAAGCTGGTGTATGGCATTTGTATATTGGTGCTGTAAACAGGCTTATCCTACAAATCCATTGGTTAAAACCGGTGGTGTATTAACACAATGGAATAAGATCCAGCCTCAGTACAAGTTCAAAACTCCTAAGGCCGGAGACATTTTTATCCAAGATCATGGTCACGGAACTGGTCATACCGGTTTTGTGGAATCTGTAGAAGGTGATAAAATTCACACTATTGAGGGAAACACCAATGACGAGGGATTGAGAGAAGGTTATGAAGTTTGCCGCCGTGTAAGAACCATTTCTTCTTGCATTGGCTTTATCCGTATTTTACCATGAGAGATTTTATCTTTTTACACAGAACAGAGTTTGCAGTACTGATCCTGGTAGCTGCAGTAATACTCAATCTACTGCTCCGCTTTAAGTGGACCAAAACTACTATTACTACTATTATTGATGATACCTTGAAGGTAAATGATGGGCCGGTGAGAAGATACTCTGGAACAAAACTTACCATGTTGGTAGCTTTTGTGTCAGTATTGTGGTCTTTCCATTATATCACCATCAAGTACGGTTTCAATGAAGTAGCCTTCATTACAATGGCCTGTATATCAACAGGGGTTTCTATTGCCGGAGCTTACAGCAAAAAGATCAACCCTCCTACAGAAACCAAACCGCCTGAGGATCAACCTCCTCAATAATAATTTTTAAGCTCTGCTGAAAAGTGCATCCTCATAAGGGATGCATTTTTTTTTTAAATAAATTTGTAAGATTTAAACTTATTACATATATTTGCCAATAAGTTTAACTAAAAAAGTTTAACATGTCAGAAACAACCAACGCTGAACAACAAGGAAATCAGGATCAAAGGCAACCTACTCCTGAAGAAATCAAGGCTTACAGAGATCAGATGTTAAAATTCTACAAGGAAGAAACACCTCTCTTGAAAGCTCAGTCTGAGTATGAAAAGCTGAAAGCAGACATTGATGAGCACCGACTACGCTCATTGATGAATAGGATCAGATATGCTCAAGCTGTAAGTCCACCACAACCTCCGGGGGAGCCTGAGAAACCCGAGAACCCGGAACCTCCAGCAGGAGAACAAAAGTCAGAGAGAAAATTGAAGACTGATTAACTGTCATCCCTAAACCAACATGGCAAAAGTAAACCTAGTAAATAAGCAAGTTCAGATGCAGTTAGATGAGATCATCAAATTGCAACTCATCACTCATTGTTATGTTAACCGCATAACTCTGAGTGATTTGGACTTGGAATGTCTAGTTTCTCTAGGCAAGCTTGGAGAAGCCGAACTTACAGATTTCTGTAATGAAATGGCTGAAAAGAGACTTGCTGAGAAACTAAAGACCTGGAAAGCTAATCCTGATAACCCTAAGGAGAGACTCCCGGAAGCTTCCCCACAGACCATCAGAAATGTTCTGATCAAAGTGGAAAAGGAGAATCTCTTGCGTAAAGAGGGAAAAGGAAGAAAGAAGATTAGCTTAAACCCAGATCTGAAAATACAGACTGCGGGCAACATATTGTTGAACTACAAATTTATACGAGTTGAACCCACGGAAGGCTAAAACACTGATTCCTGCTATAGCAAAAGAAACAGGCTGTAGTGAGGAGCTTGTTCAAGCGATCACATCCTTTTTCTGGGAAGATGTCCGGAAAGCTGTTGTGGACCTGAGAGCTCCTCAAATCTATGTTGAGAAACTAGGTACATTTGTTATAAAGGACTGGAAGTTACCGGAGACGGAAGCTCAGTATGTTCAACAACTGGAGAACTACAGGAAGAAAACAGAAGAGAATAGGATGACATTCCAAAAGTTTGCTAGTCAGAAAGACACAGAGTTGAGGCTTGAAAAACTGAGAAATGTTATTCAACTCTCCAATGAGAACAAATTAAAGAGAAAACAAGTAAAAGCAAAACGCTATGAGTTTCTGGACAACACTGGGAAAAATCTTCAAGAACCGAAAACAGATCTTTGAAGGAGTTAAGAACAACATCTGGAAAAAAGATGACATTGAAAAAGTAGCACTTTGGAGAATGGAGATTTGTTCCAAGTGTCCATTAATTGATAAGAAAGGCGACAAGTGCGCTCTTCCAGGTACACAACCTTGTTGTAGCGAATGTGGATGTAAGTTGGCCTATAAGACAAGATCATTGTCTTCTGAGTGTCCGCATCCAAAAGGTCCTAGGTGGAAAGCAGAGATATCACCTGAGGAACAAGACAAACTTTATTTTGATTTGAATTATGACCCGGACAAAGACGAACCTAACAGTTGAAGATATTGCCAAGGCTATGAGTGAGCTGACCAAAAAATTTGAAGCAGACACTACTCGGCATTTTACTATGATCACAGGAGAAGCTGGTATGGATATGTTTTCCAGAGCTCTTGAAAGACAAAATAATAAAGACTTTGCAGACTTCTTACTTGAAAAGAATTTGATTACAGTAGCTGAAAGAGATTCATTACATGCAATGATTGACTCTCCAGACGCTGAAAATTATGAAGTAGCTAAAGTTATATTGCAGACCAAATCAGAAACCAACTCAAACTTTAAATCATGTCAGTTATATTCAAAGCCTCCAATCACAAATACGAAAGCCTTGATCCAAACGAGAGAATTGAATGGACTAGCGTCACAAGTTTTGTTAGTCTCTTCAAACAAAAATTTGACCCCGTAGCTCAATCAATCAAGTCTTCACAAAACAAGAAGTCCAAGTGGTATGGAATTCCTCCAGAGGAAATTCAAAAGCACTGGGCTGCAGAAGGTGAGCGTGCAATGTCCGCGGGAACTTTCTACCACGATCAAAGAGAATCAGACATTACTGAACTTGAAACAATAAACCGCCAGGGAGTAGCTATTCCAGTTATCAAACCTATTTTCATGGATGGTGTCAAACATGCTCCGATACAGAGACTCACAGAGGGTATTTATCCGGAGCATTTTGCTTATCTAAAGTCTGCTGGTCTCTGTGGACAGTCTGATCGTGTTGAAGTAGTGAAAGGTGTAGTTGATATAATTGACTACAAAACCAACAAAGAGATCAAAACCAGCAGCTTTAAAAACTGGGAAGGTGTATCTCAAAAAATGCTTGGTCCGTGTTCTCACTTGGATGATTGCAATTTCAACCATTATGCATTACAATTAAGTGCATACATGTACATGATCTTAAAACACAACCCACTGTACAAACCTGGCAAACTTGTATTGCATCATGTAATCTTTGAAAAAGATGGTGAAGATAAATTTGGCAATCCTATTATCCGTAAGGATGCTAAGGGTGAGCCTATAGTAAAAACTGTTGTACCCTATGAAGTTCCATATCTTAAAAATGAGATCAGGAACATGATTAGCTGGATGCAAGAAAACAAGAATAAGAATGGCAAGTAGTGATGAGTATCAACAAATACAATTCTGGGAAAGACCTAAAGAATCAAGTGTAGTAGTATTCCTGGATATTGCAAAACCGGCAAATGAACAACCTTTTTGTACACAAGTAAAATTAAAAAAGCATGGCAAAAACAAACTTCTTTCCAGAGATTGAAGGTTTAACCTGGGTCTCAGATAAATTTCCTGATTTAGTAGTCATAAAAGTTCTCATGGAAAATGCTCAATTAGCAGATCTAGGACTACCTTGTGATGACATTGATCTTGATCTTCATGTTGATTTGAGAAGTATTGTAGGAATAAAAGACTGGTATGAGAAAGGATCTGAAACACCATCTGAAGATATTACTGTAGTAGATTTCAATGGTATGGCTCAGTGTCTGATTAGAATCAAAAAAGCAGAGCTACTTAAAGCCTGGATATTCATAAAAACATTTTACTCATGATTCCAGATATATTTGATATTGAAAATGGTAAGGTAATAGTTAATGCAAATTGCTTGACCATTCCTGAACTTAAGGCTGTAGTAGAGTACTACACAGATCCAATTCCTGCACTCTGTTTTCTTCATCATCTATATGATCCAAAAGGACCGTATTGTAATACTCCTGAGGAAGATAAAGAAGAAATTCTTATACAAGATTTTCCCGGTGAATACACACTTGAAGATGATGTAATGATCAAGGCCATGGAGAAGATGGAAATATTCATGATGTCTCCAACTTATCGGTACTACTTGGACAACAAAGTTCTGCTTGAAAAGCTTGGTAAATTTGCAAGAGAAACTGAGATATCTACTGGCCGTGATGGTAACATCAACGCTATGATTTCTCAGATCAAAGGTGTAGGTAAAACAATTGGAGAATTTAAACAGCTTGAAAAGATTGTTCAACAAGAACTGGATGAGAATAAGTCTAGAGTTCGTGGTGGCAAGCGTAAAGCATATGACCAACAAGGCTAATGGATGAATCATTTTATCTCACATCAATCCCTACCTGGGACAACGGTGTCTGGACAACTACGGAATTCAGGGACCGGAATGAGCTTATTGCTTTCCTAGTTCCTCTTTTCAAAGAACCTGGTAAGTATGAATTTGATGAGACCACTCACGAGTGGAATTCTCAAGCGCGTAAATACAATGACGTAGGTTACTTTTGTGGTTATAAAGAGGGTAGTCGTGATCACCGTAATTACTGGGATGATCAAAAAGCTAAGTGCCGCTTCGGTGCAATTTACAAGTCCAAAGGTAAGACTTGGTATCTTCCACGTGAATACTATATGTGGATAAACTTTCTTCCAATCAATGATAAGATGAAGAAGAAGTTTGCCTTTCCACAGATCTGGGATACTCAGTATCACATGGCCCTGTATGAATTACTAGCAGAACTTCACTGGAAACATGTAGCCATTCTTAAGAAGCGTCAGATTGCATCTTCTTACTTTCACTGCGCAAAGATGATCAATCATATCTGGTTTGAAGAAACTCCTATCATTAAAATGGGAGCATCTCTTAAAGACAAGATCAATGAGAAGGGATCATGGAAATTCCTTGACGAGTACAAATCATTTCTTGACAGTAAGACTGCATGGTACCGTCCAATGAATCCGGGTAAAGTCATGATGTGGCAACAGCAAATTGAGGAAGAAATCAACGGACGTCCGGAGAAAGTAGGTCTTAAAGGGACTATCCAGGGAGTGACTCTTGATCAGGATCCTACAAATGGGGTAGGGGGTGACTGTCGTATTTTCTTCTACGAGGAAGCTGGTATTGCTCCTACCATGGATAAGACCAAAGAGTATATGCTCTCTGCCTTATCAATGGGAGATATTACAACCGGTATTTTTATTGCTGCAGGATCAGTGGGTGAGCTTGATCAATGTAAACCTTTGGAACAGATGATCAAGTATCCTGAAGTGAATGACATCTATGCTGTAGAGACTAATTTGATTGATGATAAAGGAACAATTGGTATGGCCGGCTTATTTATTCCAGAGCAATGGTCCATGCCTCCATATATTGATGAGTTTGGTAATTCTCTTGTAGAAAAGGCTCTTGAAGCTTTGAATGCAAGTAGAGAGAAAATGAAGAAAGATCTTTCTCCGGAACTCTATCAGCTGAGGATCTCTCAGCGTCCGCGTAATATTGCAGAAGCTTTTGCTCACCGGACCGTTTCATTATTTCCACAACATCTTGTTGCAGCTCAGAAGAGAAGAATTGAGGAGAAGACTTATCCTTATGAATTCATTGAACTGAGTAGAGATGCCAATGGAAAAGTGATACCTAAAGTCAGCAACAAGATTCCAATCTCAGAGTTCCCTATTACGAAGAAGACAGAAGACAAAACAGGGATCCTTGTAGTATGGGAAAGACCAGATGAGAAAGCTGAATGGGGGACTTATTATGCGTCAATTGACCCTGTGTCTGAAGGTAAGACTACTACTTCAGAATCTCTATGTTCTATTTTTGTTTACAAGAATCCAATTGAGGTAACACGTACAGATGGTGACAAGGTAGATAATTTTGTTGAAGGTGACAAGATTGTTGCTTCTTGGACCGGCCGTTATGACGATCTCCAAAAAACACATGAGCTACTTGAAATGATTATTGAGTGGTATAATGCATGGACAATTGTGGAGAATAACATATCTTTGTTCATCCAATACATGATTGCCAAGAAGAAACAGAAGTTCCTGGTTCCAAAGAATCAAATTTTGTTTCTCAAAGATCTGGGTTCCAATAACAATGTTTACCAGGAATATGGTTGGAAGAATACCGGGACACTGTTCAAAGCTCATTTATTGAGCTACTTGATCCAGTTCCTAACTGAAGAAATTGACCACGAAACTAAAGAAGATGGTACCATTGTCAAAACTAAGTACGGAGTTGAGAGGATCCCGGATAAAATGGCTCTGGTTGAGATGGAAGCTTATGCCGAAGGAGTCAACGTGGATAGATTGGTTGCCTTAGCAGCGCTGATATCCTTTGCCAAGGTTCAGCAAGCTAATCGTGGCTACAAGAAAAGAATGGAGAATACTGACAGAAAACACTTGGAAAAGTCAGCAAATTTGTTTAAATTGAATGTAAGCCCTTTTAGGCATATTGGGAAAAATGGGGGCACCTCAGGACAGAGACCTCCCAGAAATCCTTTCAAAAATATAAGATAAGATGAAGGTACTAAACGCAATGCAGCTCAAGGCTGGCGCAAAGTCTGAGTATAATAGAATGGGTAGCATTACCCAACCTATTCAATTTCTACCGCGTGATGAGAAGGATCCGGAGTGGACCGCCTGGAACTTAGACTGGCTTGAATGGAATGGATTGAAACAGATCCGTAGAAATGCCAAGCGCCTGATGAAGAACTATAAGCTTGCAAAAGGAGTTATTGACAAATCTGACTACATTGTAGAAGAAGACAATGAAATGAGAGATCTTGTTGAGACTCTTATTCAAGAAGATGCCTCAGCCTTAGAACTCAAATTTTACCCAATTATCCCCAATGTAATCAACGTCTTGACAGCAGAATTTGCTAAGCGCAATACCAAGACTGTTTTCCGTGGGGTAGACGAGTACTCATACAATGAACAGTTA